AGTCGGCCACCCCATAGTCTTTTCGCCAAATGATGGATGGACTGAGGTCGGATCTGTTTCGCAAATCCTCAATCCCTCTGACATCTTTGCCCCACGGAAATGGCGTGAATTTAGGAATCTGTTTTTTAATGTCGCATTTGAGTCTGATTTGACTATCGTTGGAAGCGACAATCCAAATTCTGTCTCTTCTATGAACGGCCCCAACATCTTCGCCTCCCAACACTCCCCATTTCGCATCAAACCCCATTTTGGCCAAGTCTCCGAGAACTCTTCCAAGTCCCCTAGAAGTGAGCATTGGTGAGTTTTCCACGAAAACGAATCCAGGCTGTACTTCGTGAATGATCCGCGCCATTTCTCGCCACATTCCTGATCTTTCGCCATCAATTCCCCCCCCCCCCCCGCGGCTGAGATGTCTTGGCATGGAAAGCCGCCAGATACGACATCAACAATTCCTCGCCACGGCTTTCCGTCAAAGGTTTGTACGTCATCCCAAATCGGGAAAGGCGGGAGAAGCCCGTCATTTTGTCTGGCGCACAGTACGCTTGCGGGGTATTGCTCCCATTCAACGGCACAGACTGTTCGCCATCCGAGCAAATGGCCTCCGAGTATTCCTCCACCAGCGCCCGCGAAAAGAGCCAACTCATTCACGTTGTCTCCACCAACTCAGGCCAAATAGACTGCCAGCTGCCCTGGCACACCATTTTGCGAGTGAGCCGCCCTTGGCTTTCCTGCTCCACTCTCACGGCCTCCCATGCTGACATCTCACGTCTGCCGGTGAGGCATTGGTAGAGGTATTGCTCGTTTATGCCAACTTTTTCTGCCAGTTGTCGGCGCTCATCTGGGGGTATTTGTGTGTTCATAGGACGCAAAGTCTAGCAGATTGCTTGAGCAATTCCGTATTAGGGAAAGCACCTACACAAATAATTTAAATATTTCTAGCAAAACGCTTGACGACATCTAGCGATATGCTAGATAATTCATCCATGCCAACGAAATTGTTCTTGGCATCACGCCGAAAGGCCAAAGGAAACGAAATGAACGCAACACAAACTAGCCGCAACGTAGCAATGTATGGTTTCGAAGACATCGACTCATACATTGAGTCAGTCAAAGAATCTATCACATACCAATTCACTGGCGCCAACATGGTAATCGCTGGCTTGATGTCAGACGCTCAACACCTCATGTCTTTTAACGACACAGAACGCGCACGCCAAACCCTCAACATTGCCAAGACTCTTACTTTCATGGTTATGGATGGCGAATTGGTTGGCACACAATCTTCACGGGTTTAAGGAGCAAACAACATGAACCGCAAAACAGTTTTTACCCAAGGCAACGTCACCATCGTTCGTGTTCAGGATTATGGTTTCCGCTGCAACACATTGTCTTCAAGCTGGGAAATTCATGTTGACGGCAAATTTCGCTGGTCTTGCTTGCGTTTAAAAGATGCCAAAAAAGCAGTCATTAACAACGAATTCACAATCTAAACCAACGGGGCCTCGGCCCCCATAGAAAGCACAACATGAAACACAGCAAATACTTTCACTACCCCGAAGTCAAGAACGCCAAGCTGAACGCCCGTGGCGAAGCAGTCATTGATTTCATTGTCGCCATTGCCATTGGCGTTGGCATGGCCGTCTTACTCGTTGCATGGTGGTCAGCATGACTTGGCCATTCCCACCATTCCCAAACCCCAAGCACAACAACAAACGTCAGCCCAAGTTCAACCCTGACAACTTTGAGGATGCACCGCTATGAACAAAGAAGACATTATTCGCATGGCAAACAAGGCGTATGGCATAGATGAAGAAGGAAAACCATTTCATCCGTCTGCTTTATTGCACCTTGAAATCTTTGCCAAGCTAGTAGCGGAGCATGAGCGTGAGCGTTTGGCAAAGGTGTTTGACAAACTTGATAAGGGCATTGGGTTTTACGACCCGCATGAGCCTGCTGAAATTATTAGGGGACAAGCATGACTAAAGACAAATTGATTGAACTAGCACAAGTTGGCATGGGTATTCATTCACCTAATACGCCCGAATACGTTGTTTGTGAGGCATTGATTAAAGCCTTGGAACAGCCAGAACAGGAGCCTGTGGCGTGGAGAGCATGGGTTTCAAAGTTCCCACAAGGGACAGGTAGCGATTGGGTGTATGTGACTAAACCAATCATAAAAGACAGTGTTCACAACCAACCACTCTACACCACCCCACCACAGCGCACATGGGTTGGGCTGACACCCGCCTGCCCCAAAGGGCTTACCCAGTACGAGTGCGAACTTGAAGGTGTTGATCTGGTTTGCTTCTTAGAGTACACGCCAGACGAAGAAGGCTCACGCGACAGCTATGGCTTACTCAATGAGCCTGGCACATCTGAGAATATTGAACTGGTCAACGCTTACGTTAGAAACACTGACGTTGACATTGGCCACTTGCTCTTGCAGTACCTTGTAGACCACATCACAACCACAGCACTTGAGGACTTTAAAAATGACGATCTCTAATTTGGTAGAACAGCTGCGCCAGGCTAAATTGGCCGAGAACGAAGCCAAGGCCGAGCGCCTGCGCATTGAGGGCTTGATCACCGAGCAGTTTGCCAAGCCTGAGAGCAATGAAGGCACGCACAATGACGAAGACTTCAGCATTACATGGAAGCTCAACCGTTCAGTTGATACTGACCGCTTGGCCGCCGACTATGACGATCTGCCTGACAACGCCCAACGTGCATTTAGATGGAAAGCCGAAGTTAACTTGGCTTACCTCCGACAACTATCCGAAATTGACCCAGCGTCCTACAACAAGGCTGCCGTGTTCATCACTAGCAAACCCGCAAAACCATCTATTGAACTGAAAGACTAACATGGCATTCGATCTATCCTCCATCTCAAAGACTAAACGTGTACGCTCACCCAAGATTGTTGTGGTTGGCCAAGGCAAGATTGGCAAGACAACCTTCGCGGCCATGGCGCCCAACGCCATTGGCATCCTGACCGAAGACGGCGCTGACGCAGTTGACGCAAACGCCTTCCCTCTGGCGTCCAGTCTGCCCGAAGTCTATGCGGCCATCGACACGCTGATCAACCAAAACCATGACTTTCAGACCTTGTTTATTGACTCGCTTGACTGGTTAGAGCCAATGATCCAAGAGTATGTGTGCAAGCAGAACAACTGGAAGAACATCGAGCAGCCAGGCTTTGGTAAGGGCTATGTGGCCGCCGCCGAGGAATGGCGCAACTTGCTCTCTGGCCTTGAGGTCTTGCGCTCTGCCAAGGGCATGGGCATCATTTTGATTGCTCACGACAAGATCAAGCGCATTGAAGACCCGTTGACTGAGGGCTATGACAGCCATGTCCTAAAACTGCACGACAAGGCCGCTGGCTTGGTGCAAGAATGGGCTGATGTCATTGGCTACGCAGGCTACCGCATCTTTACGAGCAAGACAGACGCAGGGTTTTCTAAGAAAGAAACCAAGGCCACCACCACTGGTGAGCGCATCTTGCACGTTGAACCACATCCGGCTCATTGCGGTGGTAACCGCTTTGGCCTTCAGAATATGCCGCTTGACTGGACGGCATTCCAAGCAGCGCTTACCCAAGCGCAGTCTTGATCACCCCAGTTCGTAACTTAACTTTTTAGGAAATTTATCATGGCTCAGTTTAATTTTGACGCATCCCAAGTCGCCCCCCAAGCATCTACAGGCCCACTGCCTGCTGGCACATACCTAGCACACATCACCGAGTCCGATGTGCAGCCATTGAAGTCTGGCAACGGTGAGGGTTTGAAGTTGACTTTTGAAATCATGGATGGCCAGTTCAAAGGCCGTAAGGTTTGGGAGAACTTGAACATTCGCCACAGTAACGAAGACACCCAGCGCATTGCACAAAGCCAGTTGTCTGCGCTTTGCCACGCTGTGAACGTGATTAAGTTGATGGACACTGCCGCCCTGCACTTCAAGCCAGTTCGCATCAGTGTGACTGTGCGTGAGGCACAAGGCCAGTACAAGGCCAGCAACAACATTAAAAGCTATGAGTCTGCCGGTGGTTTCAGCGCACCAGCTGCTGCACCAACACCCGCAGCTGACACGCCTGCATGGCCAACAGCCGAGCAAGAGGCCGCCAAGTCCAAAGCACCCGCATGGGCACGGAAAGGCTGACATGGCCTTGCTACCACAATCAGTTACTGATCCTGTGGCCGATGCCATCTTTGCCTACTACAAGGCAAAGTATGGCGCGGAAGCGCAGCGCCCTTACCTTGGCGCCTCTGCCATTGGTAAGCCGTGTCTGCGCCAGCACTGGTACTCATTCAGATGGGCCAAGCCTGCCGAGTTTTCTGGCCGCTTGTACCGAGTGTTCCAATCTGGTCACTTACAAGAGCCAAGGGTCTACCAAGACTTGGCAAGCATTGGCTGCACGGTCTACCAGATTAACCCAACCACCGGCAAGCAGTGGTCATTCAGCGAAAGCACGACTGGCCACCACTTCCAAGGCAACGCTGACGGCATCATCACGGGTTTGCCGCAAGCCCCTAAGTCTCCGCACATACTGGAGATAAAGACAGCATCTGACAAGATGTACAAGGAAATGCAAAAATCTGGCGTAAAGAAGGCCAAGCCCGAACACTACGCGCAGATGCAAATATACATGAAGTGGAGCATCGATCAGTTTGGCGAAGACGGTTGCCGCAGGGCACTCTATCTGGTGGTCAACAAAGACAATGACGACATCTACACCGAGCGCTTAGAGTTTGACGCTGACGAAGCGCAGAAGCTGATCGACAAGGCCATGGCGGTGATCACCAGCGTGGAGCCACCAGTTGGCATATCAACTGACCCGACATGGTTTGAGTGCAAGTTCTGCGACTACCAGGCTATTTGCCACGGCACGGATGTGCCAGCCCCGACTTGCCGGTCATGCGTTCACGCCACGCCAGAGATGGACGGCCAAGGCCGTTGGTCATGCGCTTCGCATGAGATTGACTTGGCCACAGAAGATCAGCGCAAAGGTTGTAACCGTCACCGCTACATTCCCATTCTGCTGGCCAAGACGGCCACGCCAATTGACAGAACCCACGACAGCAGCATTGTCTACCAAATGCCCGATGGCAAGAAGTTTGTCAATGGTGACCCAGAGTTTCGCCCTGACTTTATCACTAGCGCTGAAATCCACGGTTGTAAAGACAAGATCATGTTGGTTGACCAACAAGCGCTTGAGCTGCGCACAAAACACAACGGAAGGTTTGTATGAACACCCCACCGATCCAAGACATTACCCTCAGAGACTATCTGGCCGCCGCAGCCTTAACTGGCTTGTTGGCCAATGGCGACAGAAAGACAGCTGTGGAAAATGCCTACGCCATTGCCGACAAAATGATTGAGGAGCGCAGCCGTGAAATTGCGTGAGTACCAATCCCGCGCAGTGTCTGACTTGTTTGCTTGGTGGACAAAACACACCGAGGAGGCCGACATCCCTCTTTTGGTGTTGCCAACCGCCGCCGGCAAGTCGGTGATCTGCGCTGAGATTGTGCGCCAGATGTGGGAGCAGTGGCCAGACTTTCACCCGCGCACTGTGGTGCTGGTTCCTTCCAAGGAACTGGCCGAACAGAATGCGGCCAAGCTCAGAGCCTTATTGCCACACACCATCAGCGTGGGTTTTGTCAGCGCCAGCCTGGGCACAAAGAAGTACAACGCCGATGTGATTGTGGCCACCATTGGCAGCATCCACAAGGCCGCGCATTTGCTTGGCAACATCAAGGCCGTGGTGATCGATGAGGCTCACCTAGTGAGCCAGAAGGCAGGGGACGCAGGCATGTACCGCACCTTTTTGTCTAAACTCGGAGAGTTATGCAAATTTCGCATAGTTGGCATGACGGCCACGCCGTTCAGGGGCAATCAGGTTTGGCTGACTGACGGTGACGATCCCTTGTTTACTGGCATCGCAAGCCGAGTGTCCATGGGTGAGCTGCTTGAGCAGAAGTTTATTGCGCCGTTAGTTCCACCAGCTGAGAGAATCAGCACCCGCATTGATGCCAGCCATGTTGGCATCTCAAACGGTGACTACAAGGTTGGTGAACTATCCCGCGAGGTTGAGAAATACCTTGCCAAAGTGGCCACAGAAGCCACCAGAATCGCCTCAGAGCGCAAGAAATGGATCGCCTTCACACCGAGTGTCGATAACGCTGAAAGCCTTGCAGACAAGCTAAATGAACTTGGCATTGTGAGCGCTGTTGTGTGCGGTGAGACACCAAAGCAAGAGCGCGAAGACTTGATTCGCCAGTTTAAGAGCCATCAGATTCACTGCTTGGTCACTGTGCTGGCGCTGTCAGTTGGCTTTGATGTGCCAGATGTGGACTGCATTGTCTGGTGCAGGCCCACCAAGTCGCCGGTGCTTTATGTGCAGGGCATGGGCCGAGGCACTCGCATTGCAGACGGCAAGACAGACTGCTTGGTGCTTGACTTTACCGACACCGTGGAGCGCTTGGGGCCGGTGGACACGATCCAAGGCAAAGCCAAGAAGAAGTCAGGCACACAAGAGGCGCCCTACAGCATCTGCCCCGACTGCGGTGAGCGCAACTTGCCAGCAGCCATGGTGTGTGTGCATTGCGGTGGCACGATCAGGGAAGAAGAAGCCAAGCCAATGGACGCCAAGGTGTCTTATGCAGCTCTCTTGTCAAGTCAGACCGCCATGGCCGAGCTAGTGTGGCACGACATCACCAAGGTTGGTTACGCCATGCACAGGAAAGAAGGCAAGCCTGACAGCATGAGGGTTGACTACTACAGCGGCCTGCTGCGCGTGGCCAGCGAGTGGGTGTGCTTTAACCACGTTGGCTACCCCAAGCAAAAGGCACAGGACTGGTGGCTAAAGCGCGACAAGATGGTCATGCCGTCTGGCACTCAGATGGCGCTTGACTATTTGCAAGGACGAAAAATTAGTGAGCCAGTCAGAATTGCAACCCGCAAAAACGGAAAATATACAGAGGTAAAAGATTATGAATTTGATAGAACTGAACGCCATCAAGAGGCATCTGGACAGCCAGGTCAAGCAAGTAAATTCGATACAAGTAAATTGCCAACAGTGCAACAACTTTGCAGTTGGAATGTGTAAGCAGTTTGGCGCTAAACCACCGCTAGAGTGGATTACCGGCACGGTTGAGTGCGAGCATTGGGAATGGGATCAAATACCTTTTTAGGAGACAAGCATGACTGACTGGACGAAAGAAGAAGACGAAGCGTTCAACGATGTTGAAAAGAACAGCAACCTTGGCAAGCAAATACTGCGTGACTTAGGACAGCCATATCACTTTGATATGTATGTATCGCCCTCACAGCGCAACCAAGTGCTAGAAGAAATAGCCAAAACGTTTGATGCCCGTAACAACGGCAATGGATTTTATGAACCACATGAGCCTGCTCAAATTATTCGAGAAATGAAAACATAATGGAAATCTTAATTTACACCAAGAACAAATGCCCTAACTGCGTAACAGCCAAGATGATTTTGAGGGCTGAAAACATTAGGTATGTTGAGATTGACATCGAGTCAAACCCTGCATTGCTTAGTGATCTGCCAGAAAGCTCACGCCAGATGCCGCAAATCTTTATTGATGGCCAGCACGTTGGCGGCTTGGCCGGCTTACATGAAGCACTTACAAAGACAAAACATGCCACGCCCAAAACCACCGGAACCCCTTAAAGGCCGCCAGATCAGGCTCACAGATCGTCACATGATGATCTTCCAAGAACTTGGCGGCATTGACTGGCTACGCAAACAACTGGACAAGAACGCCAAGATGCCCGCCAAGTATTACCGCCTCGAATTAGACGCACCTTCAAAGAAAGAAATCAATGACTAAGGAAAACACATGAGTTATATCGTGGCATCACTGCCGCCCATGAAGTGCTTTGTTAAGCGCGAGTTTTTGTACAACGACCACAAGGGCCACGGCGAACTGGAGCCTGCCATCTGGGTTAGCCTCAAAGCCTTGCGTGGCCAAGTGTTTCGCATTGAGTCGCTGTTGCCCAACTACGGCGCCCTGTACGACAAGCTGCCCATCCACGCCTACGTCTGGCACAAAGACGCTGGCAATCTGCCGATTGACACGTTGCAACTGTGGGATTGCATGGGCTACCGCTTCACAATCATTGAGAAGATCGGCTTGCGTAACCTTGGCGTCAAGTTCCTCGGCAAAGACAAAGAGTGGCACTTTGGGCGCTACTTGTTCACGGTGGACTTCTGCGCCGAGGGCATGGACTTAGACACGGGCTTTACTGAGCAGGCCGAAGAACACAAGTCGTTTAATTGGATTGCGCTAGACAATGGCCAGTTTGCCTGCCAGCCAAACAATCGATGCCTGTGGTATGACCAGAGCCTGATACCAAGCGAGACAAAGTTCCCTGACTTCCAAGCGGCGCAGCGCCTGTGGACAGTAGACGGCACGCGCAAGTGGTCTGCCGGTGACGACTGGTTCTATGACATCAAGGAGAGAACGTGAGTAACAAACCAGACTTTTCTACATGGAGCCAGGCTAACTTGGCCAAGTTTGCCGAAGAAGCCTACGCCAAGTTGTGTGAGCAAGATGACCGCATTCAGCACTTACAGTGTGACTTAAAGACGGCCATTGAGGCTTACCGCGCTGTGACTAAACAAACGCCCTAGTGCCAGCCTTGTCAATGATCAGCTTTTGCTTGCGTGGTTTGGCCTCTGGCGTATTGGGTATGCTCACATGCGTCCAGCGGTCAAACTCGCGGATTACCTGGTCAAACTCAAGGTCTGAAGCAATGATTGCCCTGACCACTTGGTCTGGCGTCATAGCGGGTACACGAATGTCAGCAGCACAGCCGATCCGATGCTGAGAAGTATCTTTACTGCCCACAGCGTCATTGACAGCTTTTGATCGGAAAGCTGAATTAACCATGATGGGCTTGCCACCCAAGACGGTTTTAAGTTCTTCAAGGAATTCAGCCAGGCGTTTAATGTTCTCAAGTTCAGCATCGTTTGGTGTGTTATCTAGCGCACGGTGGTCTGTGTGCGTGAGTTCTTCTAAAGTAAAGTGATCGGTCAAGTTCATTTCTTAATCCTGTCTGCAATTTTTTCCATGGTGCGGCCACCGAAGTAAAACGACATAACGAGCATTCCCCACTGGCCAAGCAGCTCAACATAGGCGCCACGGGTTTCGTATTCAAAGATCGATGCAATGGCAAAGCCAGAATAGGCTACCAAAAGGAATATAAGCGTCATAGGGCGTATATTTTTAGACAGCCAAGAGTCAGATGCCATGTCGGCCTGAACGCGCTGTGTGAGGTTGTTTTGCTCAGTCTCGTACAGTTTGGTTTCGTTGGCCATCTTTGCCAGCTCACCGTCTTGTGCCATTTTAGAAAGTTCTAGTTGTGCCTTGGCTTTGGCCTCTGGGTCTGGAATCAATTTGTCAATGAGCTTGCCGCCCACGTTTAGAAGTGCGTCTAGTCCAATCATTGTTTGCTCCTTGAAAGCATGGTTGCTGCAATTTCCATCATGGTTCTTGTCACCTGAATGTCGGTGGGTTCATTATCCCAGCCCACAGTAATTTGGCCAACAAACCGGCTTGGATCAGGTGGGATGCTAATCCGGCAAGTGTAGGCAACTCCTTTGGCGATATACCACAAGCCCATTTCAGATTGCGCTGACTTGTACTCTCCACAAGGAATCTCACTTGCCATCAGCTTTACCACATCAGCATTGTTGGCTGCGTTCTGGGTAAATAATCCAACATCAAGCCCATCATTGGTTTTGTCTCGGCCTTCTTTGGTGTAAGCTCGGTACAGCACTCTGGTTCCAAACATGGGGTTTACTTTAAACACGGCCACAATGGTGGCGTTGGTGGTTTTGAATAAGTGTGCCGCAGCGTCTTCAACCCTGTCCTCAACAATGCTTGGCATCTTCTTGGATTCTTTGTATGCGCCCATCAGCAGTTCTTGGTTTTGCCAAACAAAGTAACCAGAGAACGCAAACACCGCCATAAGGATCAGTGCAAACAGCTTAAATGGGCTATCCACATAAGACAGCACCTTGCTTAGTACATCTGCTGGCTTTTCTTCGCTCATAGTCCAATCATTCCAAGTAGTTTATTCACAACCTTGTCGGCCAGCTCATCAGGCAGAAAGCGCAGAAAACCAACGACATACCAAGCCACGCACAGCCTGACGAACACTTTGAGAAACAAATCAAACTGTTTCTGGTACTCATTCACCTACCACACCTTGTTTTGGCACAAAAATCTTGTATCTCAGCAATGCCCCAACCAACTGCGCCCAAGAGCATAACGATCACAACAACACCAACCGCCCATGCCATGTATTCTTCTTCTTCTTCTTTGCGTTTCTTTTCTTCTTCTTTGGCTTGTCTGGCTAAATGAGCATCTTCAATGTCCATTTGCTGCTGGCGTTGCTTAATCTTAGTCCACACGTCTGCACGGCCTGTAGCCTGGAATAAGAGCATCAATTCAGCCTCAAACCGCTTCGCCTCATCAAGCGCCATCTCGATTTGTAGTGCAGTACCTAAGTTTGATTTGTTGCCAGATCGTTTGGCTTCTACCATAGCTCTGGTAGCCACGCTCTTGGCGTCAAACATCTTGGCGATAGACGGGGCCAAGCCAGCTAGGTCATTTGCAACCTTGCTGGCTTTCTTGACTACGCTAATTGCGCTTTGTAGTCCCGCAAGCGCCGTGATGGGATCGATGATCATTTGTCAACTTTACCATCCAGTTTGTCAAAAATCTTACCGAGCATTTCCCGAACGTCTTTTATGTCGTTGCGATAGTCATCGCGTGTGACGTAGTTCAAAGGCATACCACGCACATCGCCATCAAGCCGGTCAATGGCCTGATAGATGCGGTTCAGTGTCCAACCACCAAAGAAGCCAGCAATGGCCACGGCAATGTTGAATAAAACTTGGTAGTCCATCATTCTTTTCCATTGGCCATGCCAGTCAAGTCAATGCGCAGTGCGTTTTTGTTGCGTTGTGCAGGCGCCAATTGGTTTGGTTGTTGAAGAGCTTCTTTGACTTTGCCAGTTACTTCACTAGTACGGGCAAGTTCAGCAGCCGATTTAGCCCCAGGGAATCTTAAAGCTTGTAAAGCTTCAAGGCCACGCAAGACAGCGCCAGAAGTGTTGCTGTAATTTACAGCACCAGGCTCTTTGACCAACACATCTTTAATTGCATCACGCAAATCCATAATTTCATCGCGGCCTTTTTTTCCAAACATGTAAACCAGTTTGTCTTCGGCATCAAGTTGATTAACAAGCGTGTTAAGGTTTCTAAAAGACGGTTGATCGCTTTTAATCAACATGTCTTTCATATGTTGAATGGTCTGGCCTTTTAATTCTGCATAAGCCTGTTCACCTTCTTTGCCACCTTTTTTAAGTAGCTTTGTGACCGTGCGCATTTCTTCTAATGAACCGTCAAGTACCACATATTTAAATACATCATCTAGTGCCACTTGGCGGTCAACGTAACCAGCTTTTGTTCCAAGCAACTTGTCTACACGCCTGACATCTTCAAACTCTTTGGCCAACTGCGCTCTGGCAGCGCGTGCTTTTTGGTACAACTCACCGCCAGCACCTTCACCCATTTGGGTAATGATGTTTTTCATAGGCTTGGCGCTTGCCGAGTCTTTGACTGTGCCAATCTGTTGATAGATGTCTTCAAGCGCACGGACAGAAATTGTGCCAGTGCCTTGCGGGTCATTCATTCTCAATGACTCAGCCACAGAATCCAAAATTGGGTCTAATGTTTTGCGTTGTGTTGGTGTTTTGGTTTCAATAAAATCAAGTAGATTTTTGTATGGCACTTGTTGCAAAGTTTCGCCAGCATTATCTGCTTGTGCATACAACGATTTGTATGCGTTGTACTTTTTTGTGTACTCATCATTGAGCGTTTTGTCAACAAGTTTGCCGACAGCACGGATATTTTCTGGATCAGCTATTTCAGCGCCAACTTCTTCAGTCATACGCTCAAAATTTCTAACAATATCTTTTTGTTTACCAGCTTCAAAAAGTTTCATTTGTTCTTGCAGCTTGGATTTGGCTTCGTCAGAAATGCCAGTTATTACGCCACGTTGAACTTCAGATTCAAATTGTTGTTTGGCCAAGTTCTTTTCACGCTCACCAGCTGTTGCACGAATGCCAAATTGTTCCAACCGTTGCTGGCGCTTTAAGGCTTCATCAGTACTAGCCGCGCCCATGCCAACCATGCTTGGCTGTTGTTCGCGTGTCATCACGTTGGCCAAAGCATTTTGCACTGGCGTTGTTACTTGTCTTGCAATAGGACGAGTAACAGCACCAGCCTGCATCATGGCGGCGGGCGCCAAAGCGTTAATGCTTGTACCAACAGAGCCGAGGGTTGGGGGCAAAGCGCCAGTAACTGGCTGCAAGAACTCACCAACAGCGCCCAAGGCTTCTCTGGCCGTCTGTGTGCGTGGCTGATATTGCACAGCCTTCATGGCTTCTTGGCCAGCACGAACACCTTCTTGTGTGCCGTATTTGCCGCTAGTCAGTGAACCAACAACGCCAACAATTGGAGAAATTAACCCGCCGCCCAATGTAGCGCCAAGTGCCAAAGGCGTTTCAATAACGCCCATGATGCGGTCACGCATTGACACTTCTGGCTGTTTAACACCAGTCACAACATTCTCAGCGCCAGGTATTGCCGCAGCCGAACCCAACCCAATGGTCTTGTAAAACTCCATTTTGGGAATCTGGCTGTAAAACTTTTGATGCAACGAGTCGGCCAGCTTGACATCTGGCACGGCATCGTATTGCGGATACTGTGCGCGGAACTCTGCAAGTGTTGCCATGATTAAAGTCCTGGTAAGCCCAAAGGATTGTTTGCGGTTGCGCCTGGTAAAACGCCAGCACCGCCCATTTGCTTGGCGCCTGGCCCTGCTTGAATTTCCATTGCCTTAATTGCAGTCTTCCGAGCCGCTTGCTTTTGCGCAATTGTGGCAGCGTCATCACCAGGCTTGGGAAAGTAATTCTTCTCCGCAGTCGCAAATTCACTTGCACCAATTGCAGCGCCAGATTCTTTCCGCAAAATGGCCGTGATAAAATTGATCCTTGCTTGAGCCACTTGTTGTTGCTCTGGGCTAAGACCACCCAGCACTCGCGGCAGTGCATTAAAGATAGAGCCAGACACATCTTCAAGTTTGTCGCCAATAAATGGCACAAGCCCCACGGCCCCGCTAACTGCGCCTTTGATCAAACCAGTATTTGTTTTCCCTGCGTTTTCTAATGGCTCCAAAATGGCATTGGCTTCTCTCATCCTCATGCCGTAAGCCGTGGCGTTGCCTTGCGATTCGGTCAGTGCAGTGCCTTTGCCGCGCAATGGCGTTCCAGCCATAGGCGCTGTTGCAGGGGCTTGCTGATCTAACACGCTAGTCATGCCAGGGATTGCTTGAACTCTAGCGCCTGGCATACCAGACGCAGCTGGCGCGGCCATTGGCGCAACAGCTGGTGCAGCCCCGCCAATAGATACTGGGAAGGCTTGCAATGTGCGTTTGTTGACACCAACAATTGAGCCGTCTTCAGCTTCTTTAAGTTCAAAGCCTGGGTTAGCTTGTTCCCATGCAAATTTTTGTCGTGCCAAGTTAAGCTGACCTTGACTAGCCATTTCTCCAAATGTTGGCGTTTTAGCTATAGACCCACCAGCAATTGGCATACCGTAACCAGGCAATGCAGGATTGTCTTGAATGCTAACAATCTGACCGCCAATGTCTTGACGAGCAGTTTTTGGCAACATAAAACCAAGTTTGTCTTTGGCATCCAAAATGCCCATGACTGTTTGAACTCTGTATTGTTGATACTGTTCAGGCGTCATATTTTGAATTTTCTGAATATCTGCTGTCGCAGTCTTCATATCAAAAACGCCGTTTCTCATACCTTCAGTAATTTTTTGAATGGCGTCTTGAGGTGTTGGCGCGGAACCAACAGAATTCCATGCAAAATTAAGTTTATCGTTTTTAAGTTTAAATTCTTTTTCTTCTGTTTCAAGGTTAGTTTTTTTGATCAAGCCTCGTTCTTTTTCGCTTGCCAATAATTTGGTTTGAACATCAGGAATCAAATACGCAGCGTTAGATGCAGCCAAATTTTTTAGCAAGGTTTGATTATCAATAGCGCCAGTTTCAGGATTAATTGATCTTTTATAAACGTCAGCCAATACGTTTTGTGATTCTTCTTGTCTTCTAGCAGAACCAAGTTGAAACTGCGCCAATGCGTTTTGATTTTGCGCGTTTTGAATAGCTGCAACTTGGCCATATTGAGCCAACGGATTGGCCAATTCAATACCCCTAACGCCAAGAGAAATGTTTGGATCGAGCGCCATAATTATCTTCCTCCAGGTGGTTGAACCATATACGCTGGAACATTAGAATACCCGCCGGTATTTACCAACTGCATATTTTGATTTCTTTGCAATGCGTCAAGCAACGCATTACCTTGTGTATAGTTCAGGTAAGTACCTAAACCGCCAGTAACTGCGTTGGCCATGCCAACTTGGCCAGCTGCTTGAGCAGCGCCAGCGCCAGTCATTAAGTTGCCTACATTGGTAGCGTAGTTCTGACCAGCTTGGCCAACCAAATTAGTTGATGTTTGACCAATGCCTGCCAATGCGGCCTGTCGGTTATACAACTGGTTTTCACGCGCCACATCTGTGCCATATGATGTTAGCGCTCGATTAAAAGCGTTACCAAATTCTTGCGAACCCATCTCTTGACCGTAGCGTTGCGCTGCTCTTAAAGCGCCGCCAGAAATCAAACCGCCACGGGCAGCCGCTTGGCGATCAAGCGCTTTTTGGCCTTCTGACAAACGAAAACCGAAACCTGGGTCAGCTTTAAATTCGTAATCACCAAACTTAAAAGCCGCAGGCACATTACCAGCCGTGCGCTGTAAATTTGCTAGTGCGTTATAGCCAGCTTCACGGTAAGGTGCTTGATCTGCGCGTGTTTGTTCAAACTGACTTCTTTGTACATCAGCGGCTTGCTGTGCTGCACCGGCTTGTGTTTTAGACGCGCTTCTTGATGCAACTGCGCCTAACGCTGCGCTTCCAAGAATTGCGGCTGCTGTTCCTATTGCCATGATGTGACCTCTTTGATAAATGTGCGCTCCATTGGCCTAAACCCAGCGCGGATGTATAGATTTTCCATCTTTTTTGCCCGATTGTCTTCTAACGCAATCATAAATAATGCAGACGCATCTTTATCTTTTGCCCATTGCTCAATCTGCTTAAACATCTGACCGCCAGCGCCGCTACCACGGGAGGCTGGGGTTAGCCACCACCATAGCTCTTGTACGACAAGCGCCGAAGGATTGAAGTAAAGAGGGTACACAAGAGCGCCGCATATACCGACAACTTCTTTTTCAATCTCCGCAAGCCAGATACCAATACTGTCGTTTTGTAGCGATGACAAATAAAACTGTGAGTAGCCAGGCACATCAAAACCAATTGACCCGTGCATCGGTGACGCAGCGTGAAACGCCTGCGCTAATTTAATGTACTCAGGCAGATCGGCTTCAGTGGCCTTGCGAACAATCATTAGGTCACCTCACGTCCAGAAACGCGAATGTTGATTGCGCTGGCTGTGCCTGCAATTGTACTGATAAAGTCGCCCACGCCAAGCACTTGGCCAACCAGTTCGGGGAACGTGTAGACCTCAGACGCTTGCAAGGTCTTGGTCTTGGTGATCAAGTTAGTATTGCCAGCAGAGCCAGCAGTCGTTACCAAGTTCACGCTAATCGTAGCGGCAGACGCGCTGATGTTAGTTGCGGTGAACTTGTCAATAATGGCGGTAACGCCAGTCGCAGTGTACTGGGTTGTTTGTGCGTTCTCGGCAAATTTAGCCGGTACGAGGACTTTGACGGTGACTGTCATAATTTACTCCAATAAGAGGCAGTTGTTTGCGGCTTGTTGCATGATGACCCAATTTGTGCCGTCAGACACCATTGTCGCCCAATTTCCTACAACTGCCAAGAGGATTGCTGTGCCAGCACTGGTACTGTCGATTGGCACAACGTTGCTTGATGCCGACACTAAAGTCTGTGCCTGCATGTTCTTAAAAGTCAGATACCTACCAACGTACAAAGACGCTGAAGGCAAGGTCACCGTGCAAGTCGATCCTGACTTGTTATTGATAAGCCAAGTCTCATTAGCGGCGACAGTAAAGTCAGCGGTCTTGGTAACTGGCGCGCTAGACAGCGCAGCAATGCTTGCGCTTATTGCGCCGACATCAACAATCGGTTGTACTTGCAAAGCCTCAATCTGCTTTTGCATCTCAGCCATTTGAGATTCTAAAGCCGAACAGCAGTCGCCCAGTACGTCAGGAACTGGTAAGGTAACTACTGGCGGCAAAGTTTCAACTTCTTGTGCCAGAGCCAGCAAGGCGGCATCGTAGGACGCAATCAAAGATATTGAATCAGTGCCAAGGTTAACATCGTCAACAACGCCCGTTGCAATATCATTCAACGACAGAAAAAACAGATACCAAGCGCGGTCAATTAAACCCGTGCGAGGGTCAATCAGCGGCACCCGTGGTGGCGTGATCGGCGTTGGCGTAGCGTTAGGGCTAGGCATTCGTTGGACTCAGAATAAGTTCTGCGCCCATGATTGCAATCTTCACAGGATCAGTGCCAGACACTTCATAAACACGGTCACGCAACTTGGTTGTCATGCCCAAGCGCCGCCAGATTACACGTTTGTAATACTGGCCAATCTTGCCCACGGACGCCCAATGCTCGTTTGACCATGTGTGGCCGCCATCGTCTGACCAGCGGAGCATAACTTGTGGGTCATATCCTGGTGTAGCAGGGTAGGAATTAGTAACAATTTCATAACCCGTAATGTCAGTATCTGGTAAGTCAAACTGACCCAAAGGTTCAAAGCCATCTCCTGCCTCAGTAGTCAAGATGTCGCCTGATTGAGTAGCTAAATATGTTTGCACATATTCTGCAACAAGATTTAACCCTGATTCAGTATCTATATTTTCACTTTCATTGCCGGGAAACGCATTTAAACCAACGCCAGATTCACAATCAAGTTGCATCATGTGTTGGGTTGTGCGGCGCAGAGTGTTCTGGCCAGTCGGCAATGCACGCCATGAACGCAACCATTTCTGAATGCTGCCGTTGTCGCTGAAGTCGTCCAAGTCAAACGCATAGATGTTGCCGTTTTCAAAGTCGCCAACGACAACCTTGTTGTTGAACGCCATCTGGCAGTTGCCACGGTGGCGTGTAAAGTTGCCGTCAGAAAACCCTGCACGCTCATGCCAAGCTTGTGTGGCCGCATCATAGACCCAAGTGGTGTTAGCACTAGGAAAAACCAGTACATAGAAGCTGTGGCCGTCTTGCTGATAAGTGTAAGCAATGGCGTCCGACAGATCGGCGTATTGTTGAATCTGCCACTCAACAGCGTGGGTTGAGATGCGCACGCCGGTGTAGCCGTTGGCTCGGTAGACAATACCTTGTCCACGGCGGTCACGGCCAAGCCAGAATAGGCCATTGTCCATTTTGGCAACTGAATAAGGGGCAGCACAGCCCAACTCGTTAAACGCGCCTTGGATGCGTTGTAAGGGGAAGTCAGTTGCGCCAGAGTCGTACCAGACCTCAATTGAGTTAGTGCCAAAGGCCCAGACCTCGCGGAAGTTGGCGGCCACGGCCACCAAGCCGTCAGGAGAGCCTTCGGTGCTGGCAAACTCAAGCGGGTCAATGGATGTGCCGTCTAGCAGTGCAGTAATCCACAGCTTTTGGCTGTTTGGCTCGTTGAACACAAAGTAGCCGTCCAGATAGCAGACAGTCACAGCGCCTGGGAAGTCAGGATCGGTAATCTGGCCAAAGGCGTTTGTCGTGTTGTTGTAGATGTAGCTGGGGCCATTGGCCGCAATGAACAGCTGCGTGCCGTTGTCAGCCAGACTGACAGGGCCAGTACCGGCCACCGTGCCAATTAGCGTGGCGGTATACGAGGTGTTGATCTTGTAAAGCTGTGTGCCAGAAACAACAAAGGCCGTGCTGTCATTAGATGAGAACGCCCAAAGGCCACGGATCGGGCCGTTGCCAATAGTGTTGAGTAGTTTCAGACCAGGGGCGCGGTTTAGGAATGCAGGCTCTTTACCGGCCTCTGGGACGATCTCTGGAAACAGATTGACCATCCGAGCGTCTGCCGCATTGACAGAACGCGCTACATAAGTAGAGCCAAGGATGGGCGTTTTCATTGATGTCTTTCAACTGGCATGTCATATGAAATTGGGTTGCCAGCCTCGTTGACCGATGACTTGGGCTTGGTTGCCATTATGAATCCGTGCCTTTGATAACTGCAAAGTTAAATATTGGCTGTTCAGTTGTTGTGCCGCCAGTGGTGCGGAATGTAATATCAAAAGAACCCAAGGTTGTCTTAGTAACCATCAAATCATACAAATCAGTGCCAGTGTGCTGATTGAGGATAATCACATCGGTTGTCGCAACGGTGCTGTTGGTCACAGTGAAAGTTGTTGCACTGGTTGTGCCTGCCGCAGAAAATAACGTGATTTGACCAGTTGTTTTGTTAATCGTCACACCTGTGGTTCGGCTTGTGCCTTGAATAACTACACCGCCTGCGCCTGTGGAATAACCCACGCCAGCCGTGCCAGATGATCTAAGTAACCCTGTGACTGCTAAACTTGTTCCTGTGGCTGCACCAATTACTGGTGTCACCAATGTAGGTGTGTTGGCAAATACATTTGCGCCTGTGCCAGTTTCATCGGTTAATGCCGATGCAAGATTTGCCGATGTAAATGAACCCAAAGATGTGGTATTGCCGACTGATGTAATAGCACCAGTCAGGTTTGCGTTTGTAGTCACATTGCCCGCAGTCAATCCAGCAGCTGTGCCTGTAATGTTTGTTCCGACAAGGGCGGTGGGCGTACCAAGCGCAGGCGCAACTAATGTTGCATTAGTAAACAACAGCGCGTTGGTAACTTGTTTAGTTGTGCCTGACTGCACAATTGGCAAAACATCAGTACTAGCAGCAGCAGTTGCTACGGGAAGGGAAGTAATTGCAATGGTGGCCATGTTAGTAGTTTCCTGCGTAAATGTTGAATCGTTGGCGGTTAGCAACTAATGCGTATGGCAATGCCATCACATCATCTGGGTTATTGATGCGCTTTAAGTCACGTTTAGAAGTCATTGCAATGCGCTGCACTTGTGGGCTTGGCTCAACGCCAAACTCAGGGGCAAACTCCATGGCCAAGTTGTATGTAAATGCACGCAGATAGCCTGGTGGATAGTACAAAATTGTGGACAACGTGGCAGGGTTGTTTAGTTCTTCAACCGAGACAAAGTGAAACTCCAAGTCCTGCGTAGGCCGTGGATAGACGTACATCTCGATGTTAGGAAACGTCATGTTGACCCACATCACTTGTGGGTAAGTAGACGTTACGGTCTTAACAGCAATACCGTTGTACTGCTGTTGATTGATAAACTTAATGCCATACGAGACATTGGTGGGCGCTCTAAAGTATGTAGAGTCGTCAAGCAAAATAGGGCGAAGGCCCACAAAGTCACCAGATGGGCCAAGGGTGCGGCTAATTAAGCCTGCTGGCCATGTAAAGACTTGATCTTGTGTGCAAAACACGGCTAAACGCTCTGTGTTCCACGAATCAATCATTTGATTGAACGCCATCAAGGCGTCTTGTGACGTAGCCGCAGAGGGCGTTTCACCTTCAGCAAGCACACCGAGAAGTCTAAGCGCCCGTTCGATTTGTTGGCCAGCGGTGTACGTTGTCATTTTTAAACCTCTGCAGTGGTTTTTCTACGGCGTTTAACTTCCAGCACGTTCACAGGAGCCGCTTCTTCAGTTTCAGAAGGCGTGTCTGGATTATAACGAGTCCAGCCATTTCTTTCATCCATTTCAACCTCAGACTCCATTGTTGCAATCTTTGCGCCGTGGATGGGGTGTGTCAATGTAATGTTCATAATTTAAGAATGGGGGTGATTAGCCCCCATTTAGTTTAAGCCAACAAACCAAGAGTTTGAAGTTTAGTTTCCAACTGTCCTACACGAGCTTGCAAATTTGCAATCACCGCCAGAACTGAATTACCCTCGTCTTTGGTAACAAAACCAAATGGGGTTGTTTGAGTCAAGTCTTGAATTGCAAAGTCCGGCGTGCCGGGTGCAGTAGACGTGATTGTAGTTAAGGCAGCAGTGTTGGCCGCAGGTTTAGTTGTCGGCGTAGCGCCGTAAAAACCTGCTGTGCCGCCAGATTTACCCATAATTGCGCCGTCAAGTTGTGCGTCTTCAAACGCAACGCCTACAGCAATAGTATTTGGCATGATTTTGTTTCCTTTTAAAAATGAGGGCCGAAGCCCCCATTATTTACTTCAAGAAAGCCGAGTAAGCTGCGTCACCGGTACGCACAAAACGGTATGTGTGTGCGCCGAAACGTGGAACAGTCACAGAGCCGAAGATCGTGATACCAGTGCCTGTGGTGACAGGAACGGTAGACGAAGCGCCGGTGTTGTTGTTGTTGCAGATTGTCAACTCAAAAGCAGAGCCAACTTTTGCACTAGGAACGGCTGCATCGAGCAACGCTGCTGTGGGCAGAGTCACGGTCAATGTAGCATCGCTGCCTTTGTTGCAAACAACCAAACCAACAACCACTTGATCAGCGGTCAACGTGGTGTCGCCAGTCAAGGTTGTAGGAATAGTTTGAACCGTCAGTTGTGCTTCTGTCAGGTTGCCGTCACCAACTTGGTAACCGCCTGCGCCATTAGGTAATGCCATGATAATTTCCTTTCAATATTAAGATAGAGATAGGGGCCGAAGCCCCAATCAGATTAGCCCCAGATACGGCAGCCCATTTGTGGGCGGATCGTGTTGAAGCCGTACAAAACGTCAATACGGCAAGGCATTCTGTCGTTATTTATATCGTATTGCCTCACAATTCTTAGGGAAATACCGTTGTGGACTGCGCGAGCAGCCATGTCAACACCTTGTGGCAACAGCAAGTCAGCAGTTGCGAAGGTGATGGCGTCCTTGTGATAGACCAAGTTCTGTGCGTACTGGCTAGAAGCAGCGCCTACGAACACGACAGCCTTACCAGAGACAGGGAAGCTGTCAACGGTAGCCAAAGCATTGGCGGCGGTGTAGATAGGAGCAACAGACACGACAATTGCAGTGCCGCTGGCAGTGGCGTCAGCCAAAGCAACGAACTGGAACAACGAACCAGTGGATTCACGGGTCTGTGGGTTCACAGCAAAGCAATCAGCAACGGTGAACACGTCACCGGCTTTAACTGTCAGGCCAGAGCCAATAGTCAAAGCAATGCTAGAAGCACCTTGAGAAGTCACAGTGGTGGTCACAGAGTTGCCGGTAGCAACGCGCGAACCAGTAGTGTGTTGCTTGATAGACTGAGACATGTTGATCTCGTCAAAGCCCAACACGCCAGTGCCCATCATGCCGTTCTTGAATTGCTTGCTGATAGTATCTGTAGGATTGAACAGACCTTTCATGCCTTCAACCAAGCCAGCATTAGCAGCAGGGTTCACGGTAGCGTAACGTGGTGACATCACAGCTGCGTTCTCGTTCAGCTTCTGCTGGGCTTGCAACAAGACCAAAGAAGTAGAAGGAGTTGTGCCAGGTGTACCAACGGTGTTACCGATGGTTTTGTACGCATTGGCCACGTCTGCATCAATAGAAGATGCCAACTGGCTGATACGAGGCTTCAACACACGCTCTGCGAAGTCATCCAATTGCATGGTCAATTCAGCAGATGTGAAGTTGACACCGATGTGCTTTTGGCTGGCAACGGTCAAAGTGGTGAACTGCTCGTTGTCGTCTTGAACTTGCAAGGCGGCGCCGTCAGTTACCAGAGCGCGGTCAGGTAAACGGATACGGAGGGTTGAACCAATCTTAGCACCTTCAACAGCGAAGCTGTCGTCATACTGGCGGTTCACGTTACGGGTAAGAACGAGGTTATTTTCCAAGATCTCCAAGGCCTTCCTTGTGATCATGTCAATGGTCAGAATACTGTTAGACATTTTAAAAATCCTTTAAAAATTAGCGGGTCTGTGCTTGTAGCTTCTTAATCTGTCTTGCACGTTCAGCTTCAATCCACTGCGAAGTCGTCATGCTCTTGATAGAGCGTGGGTCTGTAGTGTCCAAAGTTGCTGCTCCAGCGGAGCGTGCAGTGACAGGAGAAATCGGCGCGGGCGCAGATGTTGTTTTCTTGATCGGGGGCGCTGACGCCAATTTGGCTTCAATTCTCCCAATCTCTTTCGCCTGACTGAGTGGCGTCATGCGTGAGATGCGATCTGCTTCTTTTGGATTTGAGCCAAGGTAGTACGCTAACTCAGGCCCAATGTCCGAAGACTGGATCGTTTCAGCCATCACGTTTGTGATCGGTAGCTTGGGGTTGTAGGCGACTTGTTCAAAGTCATCATACTTGTCCCGCGCTGCTTCCTCACGCTCTTGATAGCTTTCGAGAACGGCTGATTGCTGCTTGGCTGCTTCACGTTTGGCCAATAGTTCTTCGGCTTTCTGATAGGCCATTGCTTCCGCATAGGCTTCAGGGCTTTCAAACTGGTCAACGGACGCAGTTGGTGCAGCTTTCACGATTTGCGATTCCGCAGACCGATTTGCTTGCTCTCTTTCCCACTTACGTTGCTCTCTTGCGAGGCGTTTGCCGATCATCGCATCAATTTCAGCCTGAGAGTACTTCTTTTCCTCTGCGGCTTGTTCGACTTGGTTCTCAGCGACTTCCGGCGTACTTTCAGCAACTTCAGGTGTGGCCGTCACATCCGTGGTTGGCGCGGAGTCTACTTCCGCTAGGGCTTGGACTTCTTCAGTCATTTTTTATGAATCCTAAGATTCCTCGGTCTACTGGGCCGATACAGTTGTTTTAATCTTACACCAGATTACTCTGGCTGTGCAACTTGATATGCAGCAATAACTTCAGGTGTGTGGACAGCAGCTGCAATTGCTTGCACTTTAGCATCTTCAGCGCTTACGTCAGCACCGGGCACGACAACGTGGCGGTGAAAGTTGCTACTGATTTGCTTTCCATCTTCCATGATAGCGGTCTTGGTGCGAACTTGGATTGAACCGTTTTCAATTACTTCAATCAGATCGACAATTTCAATTTTTTCGAGAGCCATGATATTTCCTTGTTTCCAACCCAACTATCCAGTCAGGTATTAAGATTTCCAGTCAAACGGACTGGCACGTTTATACCGCAATGTAAGTTCCAGAAATTAAGATGCTGCTTGTGTTCGTTAAGTCGGTATCAAGCAATGGACCAATGCTTCCAGTCACAAACTTAAACAAATTTATCTGTTGCGATGCGCCAATGATGTAGCCGACAATGGGTTGCGTAACACCAGCGGCAAGTGATGTGCCAATAATTGTTACAGGGTATGTGTCAGACGCGCCACCATCAGCAACAAATGGCAAATTACCAAGCGCAACATTACCAGTATTTGCACCTTTGTTACTGAGCGTCATGCGAATGTTAAAAGTAACAGTCTTGTCAACCTTGTAGCAATTTCCAACTTGGGCCGAATATGCAACACCAACACCACCCCCTCCGCTTACGCTTGTCAAAGCTGGCGAGAATGTTGATTCCGCACCGTTAAACTGTATGCCGTTAATGCTGTAAATCTGCATCTCGGCATCAACACCAGTCATAAAAGGCAGGTCATCGTCAGAACCATCATAACCAGTAATTGAGTAGCATTGATTTAGCACCGTACCCCGTGCGTTATCTAATGCAAAATCGGTTGCAACAGTACCGAATTTAAGAAAGGTGCAGTTTTCAAAGTATGTTTTTTCAACCGCAGGCCCAAGCGGAACAAGACTTCCAATTTTTACACGGCAAGCGCTAGTGCCAATTCCATTCCAAATGCAATTGTAAAAACGATTACTTGTTGATTTTGCTGGATCGCTAAAAAATTCAAAAATGTTTACTTCAATAACAGACCCAGAACTATCAGCCAGATTTTCCCAAACGCAACCATAAAAGTTGCAATGGTAGCTGCCATAAATTCTTAGCAAATTATTGCCGTTTGCAATTGCAGGAACATTGAAAGATGCAGAGCAATCGTAAAGCGAAATGTGACTACTCCATTGGATAAAGTAAAGATTGGCAAAGTTTTCAATCTTCATTGCATGACATTCTGCAATCTGGCAACGCCTATACCAAATCCCGTAGCTTCCTGCTCGGTCTGTACCAGCCATTGTGATATTTTCAAGATATGTCACATAAGCAGCGCCATTTAATTTAATGCCATTGCCAACATACTCAATGTCAATGTTGCGTAGCGTAATACCAAAAGACAAATGATTTTCAGCGTCATCACCAATGGTCAATGCAGAACCAGTGCTTCCATTACCCCAAAATGAAATATTTTCAATTCGAATACCAAATGTAAACGCTGGCATTACAGCCGTTGTTTTCATCATTGTGATGTCAGCGGCTGTTTTAATAATTGTGCCGTATGTATTTATATTTTGGTTAATTTTTCTTGGTGTTTCACCAAGTAATGCAATGTTGTTTGGTAAGTTTATTGTGGAAGTAATGATGTAAGTTCCATTTGGAAAATACACCGCTTTATTTTGTGCAACGCCAGCGTTTACAGCGGCTTGAATTGCCGTTGTGTCATCCGTAGTGCCATTGCCAGTAGCGCCATAATCAAGCACGTTAATGCTTGCGCCAGTAATCATGGAATAAGTTGCTTTGGTTAATGCCATAATTTTTCCTTATGTTGTTGCGTAGCTAAAACCAAAAGAAAATTGATCAGTACTAGCAATAGTAGATGCGGTGATATACAACCGAACAACGCTAGTGCCCTCTACGCCCAACAACACTTTATTTGAATATGTGCCAGCTTGATTTACCACAGAAGCGCTACCAAATCTTGACTGATTGCCCGTGTTAATAACGACAAAAGGTAGCGTGACTGATACGTAGCTGCCTACTGGCAATGAAACTGAATTTACTTGAAGAAGCCCGTTTACATACACTAATCGTCCAACTTTAGTGTAAACAAGTGTCTGCACAGTGGTTTCAAGTGTGATTGTTCCACTTGTTTCAGGGGTCATTGTTGCCGTAAACGTACCTTCCTCATAGTCAGCCAACAACTCGCTTGTGCCTGTGCCTGGTGTGGCAGAAAAGTCGATGCCTTTGCCAGACGTACCAACTACAAAATTTCCAGCAGTTGATGTTATATCGCCGGTTGATGCAGTTACAGTAGTCGCACTAATTGCGCGGCCTGCTGTTAAATCCGATACGGCAACTTTAACCGTTGCGCCTGATTGAACAATTGGCAGAACTTCAGTCCCCGCCAACGGAGTTGAGGCTGCGGTCAGCGCGGAAATCTTTTTATCTGCCATGATGATCCCTTATCAGTTGTACAGAATTTCAATTAAAGAAGTAACAGGCGGAGCCTCAGTAAATGTCAAAGTGCCGCCCGTAACAGAATATGTGTTTCTGTTTTGATATACGCCGTTAATGTAAACAGCAACCACATTTCCCGTAACTGCATACGCAACAGTTGAGCCATTGCCTGTGTAATTTGTAACCGCAAAAGCGCCAGAGCCAAAAATATTGTCGTATGTTGCAATCAATACATCGTTTGAATCTTTTAAAACAAACTTGTATGAAACTGGCAAAATCCAAATTTCGCCGCTGCCAGGAACACGGCCCGCAGCATCCAACACAACGGGATTGGTACGAGCTACATTCCCCGCGCTAGTTGTGTAAGTAACTTGCGGCGTTGTTGTCCCAGCCGCATAAGTAAACAGCTTGCCGCCAGTCAATACTGCGCCAGTATTTGTGAAAAACTGGGCCGCAACGCCGCCCACGGGGGAGAGAAATACGGCCATTTAGGTCACTCCAAAAGAATTTGTCCACCATCTTCTTGCACCAAATTATCTCCAGATTCAGTGAGAAGATTGCCTACCGATGCGCCACTGTCGCGTGTACCTGAAAACAGCGTGACAATACCGGCTAGGCCAATGGCCACCGAATTGCGAAGGGCGACACCAAAGCTCATTGCTTGTTAATAGGTTTGCAGTACGCAGTGCCGTCTGTGCTACCAATTCGCAGCACACTGACGCGCCAAGGAGAACCGTTTGAACTGAGTGTCAGAACAAAAGGAATTGGCGTGTAAGCAGGGATCGGTGTGCTGGCGCTAGTGGCAACAGCACCCACACCAACTTCAACGTAGCAAGGCACTTCGCACCAAACCAAAACGCCTTGTGGGCCTGCATTCCATGCGGTTGTGTTGCCTGCGCTTGCACCGGCTGTTGCGGTAAAAGCGGGGAAATCCGCTTTGCTCATTGGGTTTAAAAGTTCCATCATGTTTCCTTATGCCAAGAATTTGAGCTTGTACAGCGTGCGAAGATATATCTCAACGATATTATCTATCAATTGTTGCATTGTTGAATCAGATTTATCACACACATCGTAACGGGCTGCTTCAATTTCAGCAAGTGAGTCCTGCAAGAATTCAGTGATGTTAGCCGTCTTCTTGGCCGAATTCAAGGTAATAGGGCCAATTAGACCATACCGGCCCTGATAGGTTTCGGCAAAGTCGTCAGCCGCACCAATGATGCGGTTGTAGAAGATGTTGAGCGCTTCGTGCTTGCTAAAACTGCGGGTGTTCAAGTGTACGGAATGTGCAACATCCCGCGCCAAGAACAGCAAGCCTAAAAATTCATTTGCTTTCATTGTGGCATTCCTTGTGGAGGCATTATTTCTTGCTGGGGCATCATCTCCATGGGCATGGATTCCTCACGCATCTCAGGCATCTGGTTCATTGTGTTTTGCGACTCCATGGCCGCAGCGACAACACCCATAGCAATGTCTTGGATTTGTTCTTCAGTCATACCGGCCTGCACAGCAGCAATCCGCTTGGTTTCGGCATCGTATGCTTTGATCTGAGCCTCAAAGTCCTTGCGCTCCATGTCTTGCATCTCAATAGATTTGCCGACATTCTGGATCATCTGGTACATCTGCTCCATCTCAGCGCCCATGGCCTGAATCTGTTGCTGCGCCGCCTGCAATGCTGGATCGTCATTGTCGTCCGACAAGAACTTAGGATCAATGGTCTTCTGGAACCGCTTGGCCATCTCTTGAGCGCCAGGCCAGTCCATGTTCTTCACAAACAAGTCGCCAGCCACAGACCACAATTGTGGGTTGCCTTGCAACAGCTGCGCCATGGCTTCTAATGCCGCTTGGCGCTTGGTTGCGTAGCCTGGGCCAGTTGTGGCCACCACATCGTACTTGCCAACACCAGGATTGTAGATTTTCTCAATCACAATACCCTGTTCATTGACAATCTTGTTGACTGGCATTGGTTGGTCAGGGTTAATCTTGACCATTTTAGTCTCGCCATCTTCACCAATGATGCGAGCAATGCGCTGGGTGTCGTAAATCTTAGGAATCAAGTCCACCAACTGACGAGCCACATGGCGCACGGCACGGGTCAGGTTGTCACCATAGTGGTATGTGCCAACATCACCCTCGCGCTGACGAGCCAAGATAGCCCTGCCAGAGCGTTCGTTGGAACCCATGCCAAGAGAAGCGTTATATTGGCCAGTTGTAGACTTGATGTCCTCAGATGCCCCTGCCTTGGCTTGTAATAGACCCGTGGAGGCCATTGGCGGCTGCGCACGCTGGGGTAGTGGCAGAACTGCGCCTTGGCCGTCTGTAACGTCTGGATTGACTTCCAGATAGGGCCAGTTGTTCGTATTGGCGGTCTTCCACTTGTCCTCGTAACCCTCGAACTGGCCACCATAGCCAATGAACGGAGCCTTGGGCGCCAGAGCCAGCATCTCAGCTTCTTGGCTGACCCAATAGTTGTACATGCGCTGGGCATCTTTGGCGTTACGCACAAGGCCAGAAATGTAGATACGGCCATCAACCTCAAACTCGTTGCCGATCACACGGATCACAGGAATCCATTTGCCAGCCCACTCTTTTTGTTCAAGGATTTCATAGCCGTTGATCTTGCAATACATCACCCGTGGGCGCTCAGACATGCGTGATTTGACAGGCTTGCCAAACATGTCCTTGAGCATCTTGTCTTCAGGCGTGCCTTCAAAGGCCGACTGGTTGCCAGGGTACAAATTCAGCTTGGTTTTGTCGTAGTCAATGTAGTAGTAACTTGCAATACGCACTGTGTCTTCGTTGAGCCAGTTGCTGATTGACTGATCGCCTACACCAAGGGACTGGAGCGTAGAGATAGGCGCAGCATCTGGGTACTGGCGCTCGTATTCTGCTTTGGTCAGGTCTTCGGTGATAAAGCAATACTTGGCGTCTGCACCCGTTGGGTCTTGGATCAGCGGATCCATGTAAACCGAGAAGCTATTGCGAATTCGGCCAATCTTGATGTCTTGATCGAATGTGTTCTCGTCACAGTACTCGGTCATCAGGGTGATGTAACCCTCGCCGTAAGACACCTGATTCTCGCAGGCCGTGTCGTATGCCACGTCAGCGTCAGAGATGTACTCAATATGGCGAATCATGCCGTTAAAAATCTCAGCCACTTCCACGTCAGCGTTGTCATCGACTGGGATGACCTTTGCGCCTGGGCGGTTCTGACGCATGTCATTCGTCACTTGACGAACGTGCTGCGGCAGTTTGTTAATCGTTAATGTTGGGCGTGCGTTGATCGTCTGACCTTGCACCGCACCGCGAGTGGCAAGGACGTCAGCAGGCCACTGCCAGTGGTTGTCAGGTGATCCGGCATAAAAGCGCAGATCGTCTATCTCATCTTCGCGGCTCTCGGCCAGTGCGGAGACTGCCATGTCCAACCGAGCGCGGGCGGTTGTCAGAATATCTGAGTCAGACTTTGGTGGTTTGCCGCCAGCGGCTACATTAGCCGCCGCGACCATTCCGGTTGGATCAGCCATTATTTTTTCTTCTTTTCTGCTTCACGTTTGACTGAATACGCGATGGCCACGGCCTGCTTGACGGGCTTGCCAGCTTTAACTTCAGCTTTGACGTTCTTGCGAAAGGCTTCGGGTGATTTTGATTTAACCAGTGGCATTTAAGTCTCCGTGTGGAAAATGGCGTAGTTCAAATGGATGGCTTCGCTGTATGCGTTGTTTGTCACGTTCTTGATTTCTACCGTGAACGAGCCATTGCTGACTGCCACGATAAACACGTTGTACGCGCCCAATGTACCGCCAGAGGCCACACTGATCACCACCACATCTTTGGTGCTGACTGCACTGCAATTGACCACAAACACCGCATTGGCGCTAGGGGCCATCTGAGCGTTGGCCGTAATAATCTGGCCAGAAGGCGTGTTAATCGTGACTGCTGTTGTTTTGTTATTTTGCTGAGTTACGGTGTCGTAAGCGCCAGCTGCATAACCAATCGTGCCAGTGGTGGCAATGTTGGTGGCTTGAACAATATCAGCACCAATGATGTTCTGGTCTTCGTATGCAACGCCAATTGGCTTGGTATTTGCCATGATTATTTCTTTTTCGCAGTTTTGGCAGATTCTTTAAACGCTTTGGCAGTGGGCGCACCCTTGTCGCCTGGCTGGCGCATCTTTTCTTTGCTGCCAGCGGCTATGCGCTCACGTTTTGCATGGATATTGGCATATAAGCCGGGTTTGGTAGCCATATCAACACTTCCATCGTTTAAGAGCTGCTTTAGCGCGTTCGCCATCTTTGGCGTTGGCCGCTACTGCGCCCATTCTTGCACAAAATGAATCCTTGCGCCCCTGATCTGCTTTAGTCTTAGGGTTAGGCGCTGGCGCCTTAAGATTAGAGCCAGTTTCTCGATTGTACTTCTCGCGCCCTTTGGCGGTCAAGCCAGCACCCTTAGACACCGGCAACTTTTCGCCACGGCCAACGCTTAGAGAGACATTTTTCTTTGTAGCCATCTAACTTCCCATCCATGAAGTTGCAACTGCCGTGCGGTCAGAATATGCGCGGGTTCTTTCCTTCGCAGTATATTCCCTATGAGCCACCGGAAACGCAAACGTCACGCATATTGCGTCAGCTGCGTCAGGAGATGCAAGGCCCCTTGCCTTCATGTCCTTCTTTGACTCCAAAAATATAGTGCCCCTCGAATCTGGTTTGATCATAGGCGAAACCAAATCAGTTTTCAAGAACCTATCTTTGGGAATGCTGGCAGAACGTAGCCATTCCTTCATTTTTCCCCACATTTCGGCCCTTTTATTGCCATACATGATGGGATTTGCCGATTTATTGCCAAAGTTGACACCTTTGATTTTGTACCGTTGTTCTTTCAAACGGTCAACAATGCCAGCGCCAAGCCCACCTTCGTCAATAACCACTAGGGCAGGGCTGAATTCTTCGATGGCCTCAATGATGTGGCCAACCACAGTCATGGTGTCATCGCCCCTGTGGCGGTCAATCCTCACAATGTCGCGGCCTTGGCGAATAGCAATCACCGTTGCGTCAGCGCCAAAGCGTGCAGGGTCAACTCCAATGATGATTGGCGCCGTCTGATCCTTGTATTTTGGCCTGCTCATGGCCTCATCCACAATGTCAGCCGGAATAAACTGGTCATCACCCTCAGATGGGAACATGCCATAAACCTCAACGTGGGCTTGTGAGCTGTCGGGGCCGTATTCGTCAATAATGTTCTGGTAAACCTGTTTGTCCGTGCCTTCCACCGTGCGTGCGTCAACCACCTTATTACTCCAGAAGTCGCGCTTGGAGTTAAAGCACTCATAAAAATAACCAGTGTTTCGGCGTGGATTGGAAAAAGCCAGCCAAAGGCGGTTTGGTGTGTTCTCCGTAAAGAAGCCAGCCGTCACAGCCCAAATCGAGTCATCAATACCTGATGCCTCATCAAAGATCACCATCACACCATCAAAGTTGTGGACACCAGCGTAAGCATCAGGATTCTCTGCTGACCACAGGCGGCCCTCAACAGCCCAATATCTTGTGCCTTTTTTAAGGTCTTTTTCAACCAGTTCAGTGAGCCATGCCGCAGGGGTGATCTTGGTGGCTGCAACCTCAAACCAGTGGCTGTTGATGCTCATGGCCAACCACTTTGTGATCTCGGCCCATGTCACCGCACGCAGCTGGGCTTCGCTGTTGGCCGAAATGATCGTTGTTGAGCCTATGCGTGTCGATAGCATCCAGATAGTGAGCCAGCTGACTAGCGCAGACTTACCAATACCACGGCCAGAGGACACAGCACTGCGCAGGGTGTTGAAGTCAACTTTGCCCTGGTTGTTTTTAATGTGCTGAGTTATCTCACGCAGGACTTCGCGCTGCCACTTGCGAGGGCCTTTGAAGTTTTGGAGAGGTGTATTTTCCTGACCCCAAGGGAAGGCAAACAGCACAAACGCCTCTGGGTCATCGGCAATGGCCGGTGTCCACAGCGTGGCCATCAACTCTTGTTCGTCTTCGGGCTTGTAGATTGTGGTTTGCATTAGGGCGATGTTAAACGAAAAAATAAAAATTAAAAATATTTTAAAAAATGTTCGCGGGGCTACCGTTCCTGCGGCCCTTTTGCGCCGGCCCTACCCCCTCCCCATTGGCCGGCTGGCGGCCTGTGGGCGCTTGTCCACAGGTACTTTTCCACAGTTGTCCACAATTGCCTGTGGATAACTCAGACTGTAATGCCTGAGTAGTATTTTTTCTGTGGATAACTCAGGGTCAACTTAACATAATGGTCATTGTATAAAGCAGACGATGCTTTTCTTGTTGTTTGGCTTTCTTTTCGTTGCGTTTATGCAACACGCGCGCGTGCGCGTAACCGTACAATTTTTATGCAAAAAGCGCATAACCTTCCCGATTACGCCTGCTTTGCTTCCACATCTACCACGTTACTGTTATCCATCAACACGCGCTGTTTGGCTT